GGCTTAACCAGGTTTAGTATGGAGGACGCTCCTGCGAATAGCTTTTTTTTAGAATACTTATCAAGACCACCTACGGCTGAAATATTCTTTGAAGACGTTTTAATGGCATTGGCTTTTTATGGCATGCCAATACTAGCGGAGAATAATAAACCTAGACTTCTTTACTATTTAAGAAGAAGAGGATACAGAGGGTTTAGCATGAACAGACCTGATAAAGTTTGGAATAAATTATCTGTTGCAGAAAAAGAAGTTGGAGGTATACCAAACTCAAGCGAAGATATAAAACAAGCTCATGCCGCTGCAATAGAGATGTATATTCAAGATCACGTAGGTATGAAGCAAGATGGAACATTTGGAGATTTATACTTTAACGATTTGTTAAATGATTGGAGTAAATTTGATATTAACAAAAGAACAAAGTACGACGCGACTATAAGTTCCGGCCTAGCCATTATGGCGAATAATAGGCATTTATATGCTCCAAATGCTAAGGTTGAAAAACCAAAAATAAATATAAATATTTCCAAGTATAGTAATACTGGAACTAATTCACAAATAATCAAGTAATAAATATGGCAGAGTCTGGCATTAAAAGTTATTTCCCAAGTCAAACCGTAAGTGATGCTGAAAAGTTGAGTTACGATTATGGCTTAAAAGTAGGTAAAGCAATAGAGCAAGAGTGGTTTAATAGCGATAGAAGTCTTGGTAAATATAAGACTAATCATAATAATTTTCATAAACTAAGATTGTACGCTAGAGGCGAGCAATCTATACAAAAATATAAGGATGAGTTATCTATAAACGGTGATTTGTCCTATTTAAATTTAGATTGGAAACCAGTTCCAATTATATCTAAATTTGTAGATATTGTTGTTAATGGTATTGCTGAAAGAGGTTATGATATAAAAGCATATTCTCAAGATCCATATGGAGTTTCTAAAAGAACTGAATATATGGAATCTATATTGAAAGATATGAGATTAAAAGATTTTAATGAATCAGTTCAGCAACAATTAAATCTAAATGTTAGAAAAAGTCAAGTAGAAGAACTTCCACAATCTAACGAAGAACTAGAACTTCACATGCAATTAGCTTATAAGCAATCTATAGAAATAGCTGAAGAGCAAGCTATAAATACTTTGCTAGAAGGAAATAGATATGAATTAATAAAAAAACAATTTTATTATGATCTTACAGTACTTGGAATTGGCGCTGTTAAAACTTCCTTTAATACTTCTCAAGGAGCTGTAGTCGAATATGTAGACCCAGCAAATTTAGTTTATTCATATAGTGATTCTCCTTATTTTGAAGATATATATTACGTTGGTGAAGTTAAGTCTATACCAGTTAATGAATTAGCGAGACAGTTTCCTCATTTAACAGAAAGTGATCTTGAGGATATAATGAAAAATAAAATCGTAAACAGATCTAATTACAACTCAAGATATTCTATAGATAAAGAAGATAATAACACTATTCAAGTTTTATATTTTAATTATAAAACTTATATGAATGAAGTTTATAAAATTAAAGAAACAGCAACTGGATCTGATAAAATTATACCAAAAGATGATTCATTTAACCCACCTAAAGATAAAGAAGGTGGTTATAGTAGAATGTTAAGATCTATAGAATGTTTATACGATGGTGCTATGATTCTTGGTACCAATAAATTACTTAAATGGGAAATGGCTTCTAATATGATGCGTCCTAAAAGTGATTTTACTAAAGTTAAAATGAATTATGCTATTGTTGCTCCTAGAATGTATAACGGAAAAATTGATTCATTAGTAAAACGTATAACTGGTTTTGCCGATATGATACAATTAACTCACTTAAAATTACAACAAGTGATGTCGAGAATGGTACCAGATGGTGTTTATTTAGACGCTGATGGTTTAGCTGAAGTTGATTTAGGTAATGGAACAAATTACAATCCACAAGAAGCTTTAAATATGTTCTTTCAAACGGGTAGTGTTATTGGAAGATCGTTTACTCAAGATGGCGATATGAACCCTGGTAAAGTACCTATTCAAGAAATTACATCTGGATCTGGAGGTAATAAAATGCAGGCTCTTATTGGTAATTATAATTATTATCTTCAAATGATAAGAGATGTAACCGGGTTAAATGAAGCGAGAGATGGTAGTATGCCAGATAAAAACGCCTTAGTAGGAGTTCAAAAATTAGCCGCAGCAAATAGTAATACCGCAACTAGACATATATTGCAATCAGGTTTATTTTTAACAGCAGAGATAGCAGAGTGTTTGTCACTTAGAATATCAGATATTATAGAATACTCACCAACAAAAGATGCTTTTATACAAGCTATAGGTGTCCATAATGCAGCGGTTTTAGAAGAATTAAAAGATCTTCATTTATATGACTTTGGTATTTTCATTGATTTACAACCTGATGAAGAAGAAAAAATGATGTTAGAAAATAACATTCAAATGGCATTACAACAACAAATAATTGAATTAGCTGACGCTATTGATATTAGAGAAATAAAGAACGTCAAATTAGCTAACCAATTACTTAAAATACGTAGGAAAAAGAAGTTGGATAGAGACCAGGCTATGCAGCAGCAGAACATGCAACAGCAAGCGCAATTAAATCAACAATCAGCAGAAGCAGCTGCTCAAGCTGATATTCAAAAAAACCAAGCTTTAGTGCAGAACGAAACCCAACTAGTGCAAATTAAAGCTCAAGTTGAATCCCAAAGAATGTTACAAGAGGTTCAAATGAAAAAAGAACTAATGGAATTAGAGTTTCAGTATAACATGCAGCTAAAAGGAATGGAGGTTGAAAGCGCGAAAGAAAAAGATAAACAAAAAGAAGATAGAAAAGACGAAAGAACAAAAATTCAAGCAACTCAACAATCAGAGTTAATTGACCAAAGAAATACTGGAAAACCACCTAAAAACTTTGAGTCCTCAGGTAATGATATACTAGGAGGTATAGGTGATATGTCTAGTTTTGGTCCTAGATAGATTTATTAATTATTATTATATTATATTATGGAAGAAAAAGATGAAAACGTAGTCGAAGAGACTACAACCCAAAACCAACAAGATCCAGGTGATGAAAACGTGGTGAAAGTTGATGAAAGTAAATTTGAATCTGCTGGTGATAATAGTATTGCAAAAGTAGATTTAAGTAAACCATTAAAACCAAAAGAAGAGAAAAATGAAACTAAAGAAGATAACACTAACGACAGCGGAGTGGTTACAGAGTCTAAAGATGCCAACTCCACACAAAAACAAGAAGAAGTACAGCCGGAAGCAGAAGCACAAGAAACCCCAGTATTAGAAGAAATAACTGAAGAAGGTGAAGATGCTGAAGTTGAAATAGAAGCTACTAAAGAACAAGTTGAAGGGGCGGTTGCTGAAGCTGAAGCCACTGGAAAACCACTACCAGAAAGTGTGCAAAAGCTAGTAGACTTTATGGATGAAACCGGTGGAGATTTAAACGATTATGTTAAGCTTAATCAAGATTATTCTAAACTAGATAATCAAGATTTACTTTATGAGTATTATAAGCAAACAAAACCTCATTTAAATAACGAAGAAATTAACTTCCTTATGGAAGATCAATTCTCTTATGATGAAGAAACAGATGACGAAAGAGAAATAAAAAGAAAAAAATTAGCGTTAAAAGAGCAAGTTGCCAACGCTAAAAGCCACTTAGACGGGCAAAAGTCTAGATACTATGAAGATATTAAAGCTGGAAGTAAACTCACAACTGAGCAACAAAAAGCTATTGATTTCTTTAATAGATATAACAAGGAGTCAGAAGCAACCCAAAGAACAGCTAAAAAAAATACTGATATTTTTACACAAAAAACTAATGAAGTTTTTAATGACAAGTTCAAAGGTTTTGAATACAACGTCGGTGATAAAAAATATAGATTTAACGTAAACAATGCTGAAGAGATTAAAAACACACAAAGCGATATAAATAATTTTACCAAAAAGTTTTTGGACAAAAAAAATACTTTAATTGACGCTAAAGGTTATCACAAGTCTCTATATACAGCAATGAATGCTGATGCTGTTGCAAAACACTTTTATGAACAAGGAAAAGCAGATGCTATGAAAGATAGTATCACTAAAGCTAAAAACGTTGATATGAATCCAAGACAAAGTCATGGACAAATAGAAACAGGTGGTTTAAAGTTTAAAGTTTTGGGTGATAATGCTAATGATTTTAAGTTTAAAATTAAAAATAAAAATAAATAACAATTTAAAACAATTATAAAATGGCAATTACTGCAGGAAATAATAATTTCGGTAAGTTAAATAGTGTGCCGGCTCCAAAGCCACAAGCGCTAGCAGATAACTATATCGATTTTACAAGCACAGCTACACAAGGCTGGGCTCAACAACATTTACCAGATCTAATGGAAAAAGAAGCTGAGGTTTTTGGAAATAGAACAATCTCAGGATTTCTTTCACAAGTTGGAGCTGAAGAATCTATGACGTCTGATCAAGTTATTTGGTCTGAACAAGGTAGATTACACTTATCGTATAAAGGACATATTGAGGCTGATCAAGGTGGTACGGCTTCGGGTGGACAAATAGAAATTGAAGTTGATATCGATGGTAACGACGTAGGTACTGACCATGGTATTAGAGTTAACGACACAGTTATCGTAGCAAATGCTAATGGTGTAGTTAAGTGTATTGTAGAAGCTGTTGACACAGGTTCTATGATCGATGTACAGCCTTATGACTATGTAGATTTACAAACCGCTGGTTTGACTACTGATTCTACAACTGAATCTAGTACTATATTAGTTTATGGTTCTGAATACGGTAAAGGTACAAACTATAACAATAGTGCTAACAGTGCTGACACTGATCAAAGAGGTAGCAATGAGCCATCTTTCAAAACTTTTACTAATAAACCAATTATCTTAAAAGATTACTATGCTGTATCAGGTTCTGACGCATCTAGAATTGGTTGGGTTGAAGTTGCTGCTGAAGATGGAACTAGTGGATATCTTTGGTATTTAAAAGCTGAAGCTGATACTAGAGCTCGTTTTGCTGACTATTTAGAAATGTCAATGTTAGAGGCTGAATTAAATGAGGCTGCTTCTACGATTGATGGTTCTACATTACTTGATGGTTCTGAGACTGGTTTAGGTAAAGTTGGAACAATGGGATTATTCCAAGCAATTGAAACTAGAGGTAATATGTCTTCTGGTATCGTTGGTGGTGGTAATGATTTACCTGAATTTGATGCTATCTTAGCTGAGTTTGATAATCAAGGTGCTATTGAGGAAAACATGATGTTCTTAAATAGAGCTACTTCTTTAGCTGTTGATGATATGTTAGCTGCTATGAATTCTTATGGTGGTGGTGGTACTTCTTACGGAGTATTTGACAACTCAGAAGATATGGCGCTTAACTTAGGTTTCTCTGGATTCCGAAGAGGTTCTTATGACTTCTACAAATCTGACTTTAGATATCTAAACGATAAAGCTACAAGAGGTGGTATTAATGCCGCTAACACTGCTAACGCGATTAGAGGGATATTTATTCCAGCTGGTACATCTTCAGTTTATGACCAAATGCTAGGAAAGAATATGAAACGTCCATTCTTACATGTTCGTTATAGAGCTTCTCAAGCGGATAATAGAAAAATGAAAACATGGGTTACTGGTTCCGTTGGAGCTACTACTTCAGCGCTTGATGCGATGGAAATCCACATGCTTTCTGAAAGATGTTTAGTTACTCAAGGTGCTAATAACTTTATGTTATTGAACTAAGACAATTTTTAAAAGGAGAGGGCGGCATGCATGTAAACGCTCTCTGCCCTCTCTTTTTATTTTATTAATTTTATTATATATTATATTATGGCAAAAAAACAAGAAACAAAAAAAGTTGAGATAAAAGAAACTCAATTACAAAAAGAAGAAATAGTAGTGGAAACACCTCCTACTATAGAAAAACAAGAAAAAGAAATAAAATCTTCGTCTAACAAATGGGAGATTAAAGATAGAATTTACTATTTAAAAGGAAATAAAAGACCTTTATCTCGAATGATACGATCTGCAAATGTATATTATTTTGATGAAGAAAAAGGTTATGAGCGAGAGTTGAAATACTGTGAGAATCAACGTACTTGTTTTGTAGATGAAATGCAAGGTGAACAAAGATTAGCTCATATTATATTTAGATCTGGAAATTTATTTGTTCCTAAAGAAAAAACAGTTTTACAAAAATTCTTATCTTTATATCATCCTCATAGAGATAAAATATATTACGAACACAAGCCTGCTGTTATCGCGGCTGAAGAAATAGATGTTTTAGATATGCAGGTAGACGCACTAATTGCTGCTAGAAATATAGATATTGATTTAGCTGAAGCTATTATGCGTGTAGAGAAAGGTTCTAGTGTGTCTAAATTAAGTTCTAAGGAGTTAAAAAGAGATGTGTTAGTATTTGCTCGTAACAATCCTAAACTATTCTTAGAATTAGCTAACGATGAAAACGTTTCATTAAGAAACTTTGGTATTAAAGCCGTAGAAGCTGGTATATTAAAGTTATCTCCTGATCAACGAAACTTTATGTGGAGTTCTAACAACCGAAAAGTAATGGTTGTTCCATTTGACGAGCATCCATATACTGCTTTAGCACATTGGTTTAAAACTGACGAAGGTATGGAGATTTACTCCAATATTGAAAAAAGATTAAATTAATCTAACTGTAGATGCAGTCGCTCTACGGGGCGATTGCAAACTACAAAATTAAATTATATGGAAAAAGATAAATCTAAAGGACTAGGCGATACTATAGCTAAAATAACAAAAGCAACTGGTATAAAAAAAGTTGTAGATAAAGTTAGCGAAGCAACTGGTAAAGATTGTGGTTGTGGTAAAAGACAAGATACATTAAATAGATTGTTTCCTTATAATAATTAAAAAAAAATTATGATTAGTATAGATACGGTATATCAAAAAGTTTTAAATTTAGCTAATAAAGAACAAAGAGGTTATATAACACCTCAAGAGTTTAATCTATTTGCTAATCAAGCTCAATTAGAAATATTTGAACAATATTTTTACGATTTAAATCAACAAACTAGAATTCCTGGAAACGAATATGTCTACGCAGATGTAGACGATATGTTAGAAGAAAAGTTACAGATTTTTGAAAAAACAGATTTTGCGGGTGAAATTAGTTTTTACGCGCCTGTAGCTGGTGGTTATTATTTGTTGCCTGATTATATCTATAGAGTTAGTAGAATAGAATATAACAATGCCGATTGTGAATTATTAAAAACTAAAGATTTTAATAATTGCGTCAATGGTGGTCCTCTCACAAAACCTAGTGATAAAAGACCTATAGCTAATATTAGAAATAATATTTTAAGAATAATTGGTACTAATAACACGGGTTTAACTCCAACTGTTTTAATTTACTTGAGAAAACCAGCAAAACCCATGTGGGGTTATACTGTAGTTGGTGGTAAAGCTCTTCATGATACATCTATGTATGATCCAACTACTGGTTTAGGTAAAACATATAATTTCGAACTACACCAAAGTGAGGAAAGTGAACTAGTTTATAAAATATTAAAATATGCTGGTGTGTCTATGAAGCGAGATGATATAATGAGAGCTGGACAAGGAATGGAGACATCACAAGTACAACAAGAAAAAATATAAATAAATGGGATTAATTAGTCAAACTCAAACTTATTATGATAGCAATAATTTTGGAAGTTATCAATTTACTTCATTAGATGATATAATACAGCAATTTATGGTTGTTTACGTGGGTGAAGATAAAATTATTTCTAAAGCCAAACGTACAGATGTTGCTTTCCATGCGCAAAGAGCAATGCAAGAATTATCTTTTGATACTTTTAAATCTTGTAAAGCCAGAGAAACAACAATTTCATCATCGTTAAAAATGCAACTTCCACAAGATTACGTAAACTATACGAAAATAAGTTGGGTAGATTCTTCAGGAATAAAGCACTTAATGTATCCAACAAAAAATACTTCAAATCCATTCCGTCCCCAAGTTGATACAGATGATAATTTATTATTTGATCTTAATGGAGATTTAATATCTGCAGGTAATTTGTTAATAAACGAAACATTTGAAGGTGGACACGATGGTTGGGATTTAAATGTTACAGCTAGAGACGGTATATTTCAAGGTAATACAAATATAGTAGCAAATACTATATCAGGCGCAAATGATACTAACTTTACTACATCTCAAGGTTGGCTTTGGCATGATAATAAATTGAAACATTTCAATGCAGTTAACAATAACTCTATAAGAAAAACTAACGTACCTATAAATAGTGGCGAAACATATACGCTTAATTTTACAATAAGCGATTATGTTGCCGGTACATATAACTGGTGGTTAGTAGATCAAGATGGTAAAAGATATGTTACAGCAGATATAACTGCCAACGGTACTTATTCACTAACTATAGATATGTCTACAGCCACTTTCCCGGCTTTAACTTGGGAACCTCAAACTATATCTTTTAGAAATGGTAACCCTGGAGCTGGAGATGGTCTTGTTTTAGATAATGTATCTTTAGTTAGAGTTGGTGATGAAGAAGATTCTACTACTTGGTCAAGTTATAAATCAGCAACACCTTCAGAAAATCATAATGATGATTATGAAGACGATATATATTGGTCTGCTGATGGTAATAGATATGGATTAAATCCTGAGCATGCTCAAACTAATGGTTCGTTTTATATCGATTGTGACTCAGGAGAAGTTCATTTTAGTTCTAATGTAGTCGGTAAAACTGTAATTTTAGATTATTTAAGTGATAGTCTTGGTACGGATAGCGAAATGAGAGTTCATAAGTTTGCTGAAGAAGCGATGTATAAATCTATTATATACGCAATATTGTCTACGCAAGCAAATGTACAAGAGTATATAGTACGTAGATACAAAAAAGAAAGATTTGCAGCTATTAGAACTGCAAAATTAAGATTATCTAATATTAAGTTAGAAGAAATTACTCAAATTTTAAGAGGTAAGTCAAAACAAATAAAACACTAGTATATGCCGGAGATGAAGCGTAATTTTACCAGAGGTAAAATGAACAAAGATCGTGACGAAAGACTTGTTCCACAAGGCGAATATAGAGACGCGATGAATATACAGGTAACAACTTCAGAAGAATCTAATGTTGGTACTATTCAAAACGTATTAGGTAATACACTAGGCTGTACTTATGCTGATAATAATGATAATCCAATTCCAGCTGGAGCTACTACCGTCGGATCTGTTTCTGATGAAAAAAATGATACTTTATATTGGTTAGTTGCTGGACCTAGTGATATAAACTCAATTTTACCTTTAGCTGAAAACGATACGCATGATTTTAAAGATATAATAATGCGTACAAATCCTCTAAATAATACAGGTTGCGAACCGGTATTTGTAGATAAATATGGTTGGTGTGTAGGAATTAATGATGGTTCTCTAGGGGTGAACTCTATAACATTTACTGGTAATGAAGAATTTTATAGTAATATTACACCTGGAATGAATGTAACTGGTTATACTGGTTCGGCAGCAACACAAGGGCCAATATTAGTTAACAATGTAGGATCTATTAGTAGTTTAAGTCCTATAAATTATTTCCAAGGATCTGATACACAAGTTACACCCCCAATAACTTCTGCAGGTGTAGATATAATGTTAAGAACATTTGAAGACCCTAATAATCCTGGAGAGTTTTCAATGTTAAATGATCACGGTGTTCAAAATGGCGCCGCGAGTACACCTGGATTGGATGCTAATGACCAAGTACAGACAAATATATTTCAACTTGTTATATCGGGTTTTTTACCTCCTGAATTTCAAGTTGGAGCTACTATTGACACTCCAGCGGGTGGACTTTTGTTTGCTGGTGCGGAAATAATTGATGTTGTTTTTGACTGGACGTGCCCTGTGGGTACTGACGTAGGAACTAATCAAAATACTTGTGTACTAACTCATATTATAACAGTAGATACAACAAATTGTACTTTTATTGATTTAAATTATCCAGCTCCATCAGTAGCTCCATTCGGACCTCCTAACTGGGATAGTGAAATAGTAGCTTATGGCCTACTTACTGGTTCTACAGCAACTTTTGATCCTGCTGATTTACAAATTCCAAATAATACTATTCATATATTACCAAGTTCTGACCAATGGTTAGACGAAATTTACAATATACTTTACGATAACGGTGTTTGGACTGGTGCTTATTTAGAAATACAGGGCAGTGCAGGGGTGAATTTTCCGCAAAATACTTGTATTGATCATACTTCAGTTTCTAGTCCTGTAGATGATTTCTTTGAAATCATAGGTTGTCCTTGGGCTCCAGTTAATGCCAATGTATCTGTTGATGCGTTAAACATGAACCCACAAAGTAGACCAATAACTCTTGTTACGCTACCTGCAAATGGATTAGAAGCAATATTTTTAAATGATGATATAGATTTACAAGGTTTAGATACTCTTTGTTTTACATCCGAAAGAGTTTTAGAGTTTAATCCTAATAATTTAATTACTGGTATAAATGTAGTTGATGATATGTTATTTTGGACTGACAATTTTACAGAACCAAAAAAAATAAATATACCACGTAGTGTAGAAGGAACAGATGTAATGGGAAATACCCATACGGCTATTATAAACAATGCTACTGGATTAACATTAGCTAGTAACACTCCTATTCGTAGAGAACATGTTACTGTTATTAGAAAAAGTCCTAAAAATGCTTTAAATTTAGAATTAATAAGTGGTAGAGATCCAAGTTTAACTTATACCGGTATAACTTGGACGGCTGTAGATCCAATTTTAAACACAAATATAAACGCATCTTCTATAATAGCGTCTTCAAATCCTACTGTATCATTTGACTTTTCAACTTTACAAGTTGGAGATAAAGTTCAAATTGTAATAGAAACAGATATAAATAATAATGATGATTTTAGTTTAGCTTGGGATGTAGGTAGTTTTTTACTACTTAAAGAGTTTGATATAGATGATAATGGTAATGGTATACCACCTCCAACTCCATTGTCAGAACATACAATAAGAGCCGTTATAACAGATTGGCAATGGACAAGTTTTGACTCTGTGTTGGCTGATCAAGATCCTGCTATTTCGTATGGTAGCCAATGGAATGGTGGTCAATCTCCTACGTCTGCAGATGGCACGGCACATGTTGAGATAGAGATTGTTAGTTTAAAAGGAATTCCACCGCAGGTTGACCCAAACAATGCTGTAGATCCTATAAATTTAAAATATGTAGTAGATTTAGAGTTAAAAGACAAACCGATTTTTGAAGATAAATTTCCTAGATTTTCTTATAGATATAAATATTCAGATGGTGAGTATTCTGCTTTTGCACCTTGGTCTGAAGTTGCTTTTCTACCTTCTCATTTTAATTATGAATCTAAAAAAGGTTGGAACACAGGTATGATCAATCATACTATTTCAATAAAATCTAAAGGATTTTTACAAGGACCAGTAGGATTAGATGTTATAGAAGTAGATATATTATATAAAGAAGAAGGATCTCCAAATGTATATGTAGTAGAAACTATAAGCCCATTAGATATATCTCCACAAGGCATGAACAATGCCTGGGGCTTAGATGAATATGTCATAGATTCAGAGACTATTAAAAACGTACTTCCTTCAAATCAATTATTAAGACCTTGGGATAACGTACCTAAAAAAGCTTTAGCGCAAGAAGTTACTGGAAATAGAATAGTATATGCTAATTACGAACAAAATTTTGATTTAATAGTTAGTGGTCAAAAATATAAACCTGAATTTAAAAATTATTTATCTAATTGGGGTGATGTATCCGATGGTCAAGTTGAAAAATCTATTAAATCTTTAAGAGATTATAAACTTGGCGTTGTTTTTACAGACGAATATGGAAGAGAAACACCTATTTTAATTAGTCGATCTGGTGGGTTTAAAGTAGAAAAAGTAGATAGTAAAAACGCTAATAGATTAGTTGCTGGTTTAAATGGCGAGGCTCCTGGTAATATGGCTTATTTTAAGTTTTTTATAAAAGAAACTTCTACTGAATATTATAATCTACCTATGGACCGTTGGTATGCTGCTGAAGATGGTAATATATGGTTGGCTTTTCCTTCTACTGATAGAAACAAAGTAGATGCAGATACATCTTTATATTTCAAAAAGGGAGATGGTGCTATAGAAAATACTACGAAATATAAAATTTTAGCTATAGAAAACGAAGCTCCTGAATTTATAAAAACACGAAGAATACCTATTGGGAGTGTTAATCATAATGTAGCTGGTTCTAATCGTTTATTTGGTAATGGTACTGGCGCTAATGAACTAACTAGCGCACCTCGAGTTGATGGTGTAAGTTTTACTCTACAATATGCAGCTGGGTTTCAGGGCAGTAGTATATCAAAAATGGAGGATATAATTGAAGATATATATGTTCAATTTACATCTGGTAATGACTATTCGCAACAATATAAAGTGTCAGAAATTACTTCTGATAGAGATGCGCAGAACCAACTTGCTGCTGATGGAACGGGTTCAGTTGTACCGCCTACGGAATATTATATAAGTATAGAAGGTAATCTTAAAAATGATATTGATTTCATATTTGATAATGCTGCCAATCCATCTCTTGTAAAAGATGGTGTAAGTGTTAAATTTACTAAAGCTGTTGTTGAAAACAAACCAATATATGCTGGTAGATTTTTTGCTAAAATTGAAAATGATGGAAAAATTAAAAATCAAATAACTGACGATTCAATAGGTGTAAATTATGTAGTAAAAGCATCGAAAGATATTTATCTTTTAGAAAACGATGAAGATTTAAAAACTAGATCAGCACAAGCCGCTTTAGTTGATTTATATCACGCTCCAACTAGTCCATCTAATTATACTAATTTTAATGCAATAATAAACTCAAATGCTTATGCTTTTGATGTTCACCCTGATTTTGCTGCTGGTGCTGGTGGTCTTGATGGCGATCAAAATATTGATGGTCAAAATATAAACAATTGGTTTGCTAGATCCGCTTATTTTAATATATTACCACCAGTAGGGTATACAGCTATTCAAAGATTTGCTGATTACGCTGGTTACTCTTCAGAAGGTGTTTGGTTTATAGATAGATCAACAGGTAAGCATACGCTTTACGCTGGTAATGATGGCGACGCGACTGATCTTGCTTGGCCTGATGATAATGCTATGAATCACACTAGCCCTGCTTATGATGTTGGTAATACAGATGTTAGAAATAATCCAGCTGCTGCTGGATGGACTACTACTAGTAACGTGGGTAGTGGTATTAGTCATGGAAGTAATTATAGCTCAATGATGTTATCATTTGGTGGCCTTGGGTTTAGTAAAACTGTTGGTCCAGGAGAAATAGATATGCAGAGTTTATCTAATGGAGAGAATGGTTGGTATGGAGTATTTGAGAATTTTTTCTCAGTAGGAGAAGAAGGTATTGGTAATTATGGTGATGCTGAAACGGTTAATTTCGTTAATAGAATAAACTCTGGTTTCATGTTTAAATGGGAGAATGATCCAACTGATACTGTATACACATTTGTCAACCAAAGACATATAACAAATCATATGAGATTTTCTAGGCATGATTTTCCTGTTACATGGCCTTATAGTTTATATCATAGAAAAGATTTACTTGAAAGTTACGCTACTTATCATAGATCATGGCGCAGTCAATTACAACCATCTATGGCTAATTGGGATCCAGCTGGGCCAATAGGTAATTATATGACGAATGGATTAGAACTAAGAGACATAGAATTAGTTAGTCATGATATATTTTCAAGTTCAGGTACCTCAGAAGATGTTAATTATGTTATAGTTAAATCTACAAAATCAAAATGTTATAATGGAAATTCTGACTTTAACGCAGTTAATCCAGAAACATATGGTTTGCACAAAGGTATGATGCTAGCCGCTTATGATGTTACTGCGGTGAACACGCCGGGGGTTGCTGCGACTGGAGCTATAGAACCTGCTAATAAAAATATTATTATTAAGGATGTTGGTAATTTTGACCAAAATCTAGATGGTGGTAATGGAGGATATAAAATTACATTGACTGGATATAGTAAACCACTCCATTGGGATCATGCTACATCACCTGAAACAGGTAATTTAAATGATGGTAGATTTTTAATATTTAGACAAGTAACAATGAACGGTGTTAGTAATTTCACTGAGGATAATACCGATCAATACAAACAATTTTGGCATGACGAAACTGAAAACAATGGTAGTGGTGGTATTGGGGCTGTTGGATATAAAATGTTAATGGTTGAACCTATTGATGAATATAGTGATGGTGGTAATTTACCTCCAGATCCTTACGTGTGGGAAACAAAACCTAAAGATAATACTGGATTAGATATTTATTACGAAATAAGTGAAAATAATCCAATAGAATTAAATACGCAAACTATTACGTCAGCTATACCTCAATTTTCAAAAGTTGAAAACACGTCAGGATTAGGTGCAGTTTGGAATAATGTAACTGTAAGTAATAATATATACCCCAATGGTGTTACAATTAAAATATCAGAGTTAGTTTGGATAGGACCTGGCTCTGGTACTATGAATGATGGTACAGTAATACAACCAATAGGTGTTAACGATACTTTAAAAATAACAAAACCAAATGGAGTTTCATTTGAAGTACAAATTGCACAGGCTATTCCTAATTCTGGCAATCCACAAACTTCAAATACGTTTGTACTAAAACCTTCATTATATAATAGTAATTATCATTTAAACTGGCATAATTGTTATACATTTGGAAATGGCGTTGAATCTAATAGAATTAAAGATAATTTCAACCTACCATATATTGCGAATGGAATAAAAGCATCTACAACACTAGAACATGAGTATAAACAGGAAAGAAGAAAACATGGTTTAATATACTCTGGAATATATAACTCTACCTCTGGCGTTAATAATTTAAATCAATTCATAGCTGCTGAGAAAATAACAAAAGATATAAATCCTGTATATGGTAGCATACAAAAATTAAAAGCTGGGTGGGGACAAGGTGGTGATTTAATTGCTTTGTGCGAAGATAGAGTTTTGAGAATATTAGCTAATAAAGACGCTTTATATAACGCCGACGGAAATACTAATATAACTTCTACTAATAGAGTTTTAGGAACAGCAACTCCTTATACTGGTGAATATGGAATATCTAAAAATCCAGAATCATTTGCCTCAGAATCTTATAGAGCATATTTTACAGATAAAGTTAGAGGTACTGTCATGAGATTATCTAATGATGGCCTAACACCTATATCTGACCACGGTATGAAAGATTGGTTTAGAGATCATTTAAAATTAAGTAATAAGTTAACAGGTAGTTATGATGACAAAAAAGATGAATACAATATTACTATAAATGATATTTCTAAAACTGTTACATTTAAAGAAGACGTAAGAGGATGGGTTAGTTTTAAATCATTTGTAACTAATAACGGTGTTAGTTGTGCTAATGAATATTATACTTTTAAAAATGGTAATTTATGGAAACATAACCATGACGTACCGGGTAATAGAAATACTTTTTATGGTAACTATGTTAATTCCACTTTTGATGTTATTTTTAACGATGCCCCTGGTTCTGTTAAATCTTTTCAAACAATAAATTACGAGGGTAGTAGTTCAAAAGTTACGCAAAGAAATGATGATGAACAATATTACAATAATTTTGCATGGCAAACAAAGCAAGGTTGGTATGTTGATTCTATAACTACAAATAAAGAATCAGGAGATATTTATGAGTTTATAGAAAAAGAAGGAAAATGGTTTAATTACATACGTGGAAAAGAGATTGTTGTTGGTGGAGCTGATGATGGGATAATTATGAATACCGATGGTAGTTCTAGCTTTAGACAGGCTAGTTTCGCAATTCAAGGGCTAGGAATCACAGGTGGCGTGAGTGCTATAGGAGTTATTTCAGGTTGTACAGATGCGACAGCAAATAATTATGATCCAACGGCTAATGATGATGATGGTTCTTGCACATATGATATTGTTATAGAAGGATGTATGGAGTCAACAGCTGATAATTACGATGCAACCGCAACGGCAGATGATGGTTCGTGTTTTTGGCAAGGATGTACAAATCCTACTGGAAATGCTATTAATCCAACTACTTTCCCTAACGAAGCTTACACTTATAATAATGGTGGTAATATTATTAATGTAGGTTGTATTGAAGCAGTGCCTGGATGTACGGATGCAACAGCATTTAATTATGACGCAACGGCCAACGTAAGCGATGGTTCATGTTATCCAGTTATTGAGGGTTGCTTAGGTACACCGGGTGGTGGTGTTTTAGCAGAAAACGCAACTAATTTTAATAATGGTAACGGACAACTTAGTGGTGTCCTTGAATCTGATGTTAACACGGATAATGGTAGTTGTTTTTGGTCTTGGTGCGCGGATTCAAATGATCAAAATTATAACGCTGCATTAGTAGCAGATATATTAGCTGAAAGTAATGGGTATCCATTTGATGCTAATGCGGGAGGAGGTACTGATACTACTAGTGCTTGCTTTACTATTCTTGGATGTATGGATGGTGACGCAACAGAATACGGGTTAGGAGGTTTTGGTACTCCAGGAGATGGTTTTGAGGCGAATAATTATGCTGGTCCAAATAATACTATCAATTTTAATCCTCCTGCTAATACGGATGATGGTTCTTGTTTGTATACTACTTCTTGCTATTGGTGTGATATGACAAATGGTCAAGTTCAATCTAGTAGTAGTACTAATAACGTTACACCAGATACATGTGATAACAACACAGTAACAGCAGCGTTTGCACAATTAAATTATGTTGGTGATGCGTGGTTTGGTCTTAATCCAGGAGAACCTTGTATTAGTGGATGTATGGATTCTACAGCTGGTGACAATCCTGATATTAATGGATTTTGCGCTGATGGTGTCACTAACGTTGGTTATCCTAATAATGGTGGTTGTCCAGGTGCTGGATATTATGCCTCAAATCATGATCCATCTGCAACATGGGATTCAATGGACCAAGGTGGACCATTTTTTAGTTGCGTATACCCAGGGTGTACGGATCCTTTAGCAACTAATTATGATGCTAATGCTACTGTAGATGATGGTAGTTGTACTCTTATAACCGGTTGTACTTGCAATGGTACTAATCTTAATGGAGCTGGAGTTGTTAACGATTGTTTCGGCGCTGGTATTCCAGCTGAAAACTATGATCCAAATGCAGTTAGTGGAGACAATGGTGGTGACGATAGTTGTACGTGGGCTAGTCAATGTTATCTCTGTTCCCCTGGTGATCATTATGTAAATGTTACTAGTATATCAGGTAATTCTCAGCCTGGTTGGTGTGATGCGAATGGACCGTGGAAGAGTGAGAATTACGCTAATAATAATTACGTATATCCTAATGGAATATTCCCGGCGCAATGGCAAAGCGCGGCACAGGACGCCCCTTGTCGAAATGGCTGTATGGATGGCAATGCTGCTGGAATAGTAGATCCGGCTACTGGCCTTGCTCAAGCTACTAACTACGATCCTAACGCAACTTGGGATTCCGATTTATGGCCAAATGCTCATAGTTTCCCTAATAACACTGGGCAATGTAGTTATGTCGGTTGTATAGATCCAAATGCAACCAACTACTGGTCGCATGCAGATTCTTTATATGGCACAGCCTGCGCGAACTGTTGTGATGGTTGTATGGATCAAAGTGCTAATAATTACTGTTCTCAATGTGTAACAGATCTTTCTAACGCCTGTGTTGGTGGAGGTGGGCCTGGTGGAGCTTAATTAATAAAAAATAAATAAATATGCCTCAATTAATAATATCTTTTGATAATATAAATACATCTCTTCAGGTAGACGATAATATGTACTATTCCAATCTTATAACAAATCCCGGTGGAATTGATGGTACGGAATTATCAAATACATATTTAATAGGACCGGTAATATCTGTAGTAAATAACGCTATAGCTAATCCAGGTACTACTGGTTGGACAGTTATTGTTGATCACACTGCTAATAATGCAGGACCACAATCTGGTGATTATATATCTTTTGCTAAAAATAAAGTTGTTAATACTTCTAGTTTACTTGGGTATTATGCAAAGGTAAAATTTGTCAATGATTCGCATGATAAAGTAGAGTTATTTAGTGTTGGTTCAGAAATTTCAGAAAGTAGTAAATAAATAAAATATGAAAATAATAAATAGTTTTAATTTAGATTTATCAGATTTACCAGCGGCTTCTGAGACTAGAAATTTTGTAGTTTCAGGAACTAATGGTGCTATTTTTAGTTTGGAAATAACAAATGAAGATACTCATTATTATAATTTTACTACAAATAAATTTCAAGCAACTAGATCTAGATTGGAAAATAAAACTATAGCTGGAGATAGCTATACTGGTTCTATAACATTTCCAACTGTAACTGATAATGATCAATATGATATATATTTATTTGCTGAGCAAGGCACAAGACACGCTCCATATAAAGAAGTAAGATTTGCTGATAATAGTATTGATATAAATTCATCTACAGGATCTGATTCTTTAATGGTACAAAAAGTTATATATCAATATACAGACTTAACTTTAACTTTAGCTATGTATAATACGACAGGTGCTTTTACGATAAGCTCTTTAGTTAATGATACTTTAGCTGTGTCTAGCGGTGGAAATACTGGTAAAATTCCTTTTACTATATCTTGCACAAGTTCTTCTGGAGCTTCGTTTAAAATTTTAAAACAACCTACCGAAGATGATGTATTGTCATTCGTATCGGTTACCGCTGGCGCTACTCCTGAAATTTTACCTGGAGAAGATATATACCCAACAGTGTCTAATACAGACACTGTAGATGGTGCGGTTTCTAGTAGTAATAGAATTGTAATGGATACTAATGTTGCAGATAAAATGGCCGTAGGAGATAGAGTTACTGGAACTGGCATATCATCCTCGTCAGTAGTAACAGTAACACATTTAAACCCTGATAGTGATAACGCTAAAGAGTGTCAAGTTTCAGAAAGTGTTAGTATTAGTGATGGAGTAACTTTAAGTTTTAGTAATCAAAAGAATTATCAATGGCCTTTAGATGATGTTAAAAAAATTACTCCTGGGATGATTGTTGTGCCAAGTACAAATGTTACTGCCGCTACTAAAGTCGCTGAATATAAAGACACTATAACAGTGTTAGCAGGTACAGATAAAGAGCAAAAAATAATAAGAAATCAAGTGCCAGCTGTGAACACTAAAGGACAACTTCCAACGGTGGTAAAAGGATTAATAACAGAACAGACTGGAAATGTTATATTTAATAAGCAACAAGTTTTAGCTTTAGGTGGTGATGCTATGAAAATAGGTGGTTATGGAGTAGAACAAGTTTTAAATGTACATGGTTATGAAGTTAAGTTTACTAATCTTGCTATAGCTTTAACTGCTATAACAACAACAACAACCGCAGCATCTAATAGTAGTACTAGCGTAGTTTTAGCGGCTAGAGATGGTATAATGAACTCTGTTAGTACGGTAAGCGGTATTGGTATAGATCCTTCAGCGGCTGCTCCAACCGTAAACAGTGGAGCTAATGCAACGGGGGCTGGTACAGTGGTACTTAGTGCGGCACAGACCTTAGAGAGTGGCGTTACACTAACTTTCAGTGGCGCCGGAAAAGTTGCTACTATAACTGGGGAGATAGAAATTATAAAAGCTGGTCCAGCCGATGCTACGTTAAGATTTGATATAGAAAAGCTTGTAACATCAGCTTAAAAGTAAAAAAACAGTGAAAACTGTGACTATATTAGGTATAAATTAAATTAAATTATGCCTAAAAATGAATTACAAAAAATATTTGATAATACACCTGCTAAATCATACAAAGACAAAGTAAAACAAATCGAAGATTACTTTATTAGTATAGCGGATGGGAAAGAAGTTGTTGGCAATGGAAAGGAGATAATATATCCAGAAAACATATGGGAATACAAGCATTCTTTTGCAGAAGGATTGTATTTTAGAGAAATGCGAATGAAGAAAGGTCAATTAGGTTTTTCAGCAATACATAAACATAGTTATGGATTTTTTCTTTTATCTGGATTACTAGCATCGTCAAAAGAAGAAGGCGTCGAGGAGTTTATAGCACCTTGTTATATAATATCACCACAAGGAGCAAAGAGAATAGTTTATGCTATAGAGGATTGTGTTATAGTCACAGCGCATGCTAATCCAACTAATACAGAAAATTTAGATGAACTAGCGAAAATAAATGTAGTATTCAATTGGGAAGAATACGATGAATATTTAAAAAGTAAAAAATGAAAATATTAATTAAAATATATAAATCATGAGCTGGGGAATGATAGCAGTTACAGCTGTGAGTGCTGGGGTAAAATATTATCAAGCTAATAAAAGTGCTGAAAAAGCTAAAGAGCAAGCAGAAAAAGCTGCTATTGAGCAAAAAAAGCAACAAAGATTATTAGACACTGAGAAACGTAAATTCAAAGCTATGAAGTTTGAAAATCCTTATGAAAACATGGAAAATGTATATGAGGATTTAACTGTTAATCAACAGCAAGCCCAATTCCAAGCTCAACAAGGCGCTCAACAAAGAGCTAATGTAATGGAAAATCTTAGAGGTGCTGCTGGTGCGTCTGGTATAGCCGGATTAGCGCAAGCTATGGCTAATCAAGGTCAATTACAAACTCAACAAATATCAGCGTCTATAGGTCAACAAGAAGCTGCTAACCAAAGATTAAGAGCACAAGGCGCTGCTAGTATTCAAATGAAAGAAAGAGAAGGTCAAAAAATGCAACAGCAGTTTAATATAGATAAACAAGCAACATTACTTGGTATGCAGCAAGGTGCTTCGGCTGGCGCTGATACAGCAGCTGCCAGTGCTGAACAAATGGCACTACAAGGTGAAATGGCAAGAGATCAGGCATTAGTAGAAGGAGTTACTAGTACTGTTACTACAGCAGCTACAGAAACAGATGGATTTACAGATTTTAGTACTGATAAATAAAAATATATAAACATGGCAATACAAGCAAATCAAGCGTTAATAGAGGGGGCTTTTAAAAAAGGAGCAGCAAAGGCATCAGCGGATGTTGTTGATATGAAACCTGTTTTCGAGAGAGACAAAGCAATAGGTAAATATATAACAGACACTATGGTTGGTGTAATGGGCGCTATAAAGCAAGGTAAAATGAGAAAGAAAATGCAGAAGGAAAAAGGTTTAGAACCTTTTAAAGCTATAGCTAATGAGGCTTACGAAACTTTATATTCTCAAGGAGAACCTTTGCCACAGAAATATATAGACGCTGTAACTAAAGCAGTAGAAGAGCTACAAGATGAATTTGAAGCAGTAAATACAGCTGGTAAAGGTGATACTAGAGAAAACGAAAGGAAAAGAATGGAAATTCAAGGTAGATTAAAAAGAATAACAAATCAAGCTATCAATTGTAGAGCTACTTTTATGGAGATAGGACAAAGTGCTGATAATTGGAATACTGATAGAATACATGATGATAATATCGTTCCATTACAAACTGGCCTTGATCTTAAAAACGCGGATAAAAATAAAAATTACAGAGTTGAATTTATTGATGATGAATTAAATATAATAATAGATAATGTTGAAAGAACCGGGGTTCATACAGAGCATACTCCTGCTGGTTTTATAGAAGGTACCGACGAAATAGATTATGATAGCGAAATATTCCCAGGAGAAGAGTACAAATACACAGAATCTGTTTCCTTTAATTTACCTCAAATGAAAGCAGCTTTGCCTACTAAAAATTTAGAAACAGATAAAGAGTGGATGGCATCTATAAATGAAAATTTAGAATTAGGAGCTAGTGATGCTAAAAGTAAAAAAGTAAATAAATGGACGAATCCTCGTAATATTGAACGCGCGGAACATGCTTTTGCTTCGAAAATTAAAACAAAAGATCAGTTTAATGATAACTCAAGAGAGATAGACGGTTTAGGAAGAGGTTTTAAAGATGACATGTGGAACAATATTGATATACCAGTATCTGCTCTTCAAGTTATGTTTGGTAACGATACAAGTTTTTTAGACTCTATTGATATTGTGGGTGATGATGGTGTAATAAACGATTTAGATTATGAAGCATTAAGCGCGGATCCAAATTGGGAAATAATGAAACAGAATATAGAGCAATTACACGATGCTTTAACTAATACAGATAACCCAGCGTTTTCTTTAGAAACATCTGTACCTTTATTAGCAAAATACAAAGTTAATCAAGATGTGCAAGCTTATAACGATAGTTATAACGCTAACACAAAAAATAAATTTAAAGTTGGGAACGAGTATGTCGTATCAACAGGTGGGGAAGATGTAACCTATATTTATCAACAAGACGGAACTTTTTTAAAAAAATAATAGTATATGCCGAGTAATATTTCAATGGAAGAATTTCTTGCTTTAGAATCACAACATGGAAGCAATAAAAACGCGAACGTAATTTCTACGGATGAGTTTTTGGATTTACAGGGCGATTCTAATATTGAACCTACTTTAGGAGAATCAGGTTTTAATTTAGAAGATTACACTCCTTCTGAACCACAACTCTTGATTGATATAGGTGATCAAACATTAACTTTAGATCAAGTAAAGGAATTAGCTGGTGATACACCTGTTAACACTTATATAAAAGAAAACAATGGTATAATAAGACACGATAGAGAGCATACTTTACCAGAAGTTAAGGTTACGCCTATATATGAACAGACAGCGAATAGAGCTGATGAACTTATTAATGCTGAAATAGAAGGTATATTAAGTAAAGTTTATGAAGGAACTTCTACAAGAGAGTTAAGTACAAAGAAAAAAACTATAGACTTTAGCCAAAAGGACGTTGATCTTAGTGAAGATGAAAAATATTTGTTAAAGCATGTAAATAATCCTTTAACTGGTCTAGAAGATGTCAAAGATCCAAATAACCCATATGGACCACCAATAGGTGTTAAAAGAACAAATACAAATTTAAAAGGTAATGAATCTATCACTTCTATAGAATTAAAAAATACAGCTTTTAAAATATGGGAGCAACTAAAATCTGAAAATGAATATATAGGTGGTTTTCAGGAAGACGGTTTTAATTATAAAACATACCAAAAAACAAAGCAAGAACTTAACGATTGGGCTTTAGAATATCAATCAGAAATGAATTGGGAAGATCCTCTCGCTATGGATGATTTTATAAACGCGTATCGATCTAAAATGGAAGAGGTTTGGATTAGAGAGGGTGAAAACGATAAAGAATATTTGTACAACGCTAGTATTATTGAGAATATTATTAATGATAGGTTTAAGTCTTTAATAATAAATAAAGGTGTAGAGGAAGAAAGAGGTGAACTTATACCTGATAATTGGGAGAGAGCTGGTATTATACCTTCCGCGCTTTATGAGTTTGCGAAATATACAATACCAAGTGCTTTAGCTAATGATAGAGTAGCTATTAATGGTGAGAAAATTTATAATATTTCTGAAAAACTTAAAGAGGGAAGAGAGAAAGGATGGACAGATAAAACTAAAGGTTTCATTGGTTTAGTTGGAGATCAATTAACATTTAGAGAAGCAAAGGGTTTTAATGTGATAGGTATGAAAAAAGTCAAAGCTATTACATGGGGAGAGGCTCAAGTTGAATTAAACGCTGAAGTAGATAGATATGGTTATGTAGTTATGGAAAACCTTGCTAAATCTAAAGAGTATCAAGAAAAATTAAGTATACTTGGTACTCCAGAACTTTTAGATGAAAACTGGAATTGGAATTTAGATAGTGATGGGTATAAAAAATTATTAGGTACTCAATTAGGTCAAATGGCTTTGGGTACTTTATCTTTTGGTGGGTCTACTTTTATGCAAGAACTAGGACAAATGTCACAGCAGTTGATTCTTGAAAAGTCAGTTATGATGATGGAAGGTATACCTATGGACGGAAGCATTGCTAATTTTTCTGAAAAAGAAGTAGAGCATTTAATGAAAAAGTTTAATAAACTCTCTGTAGAAGAGCAAAATCAACTTGCTATGAAAGTTTTAAAAGGAGGTCATATTCCTTTTGATAAGCTTTATGCTAGCGCTGCTAGATCTGGTGGATTAGATTTAATAGGTAATTGGTTTGTTATTGGTAAGGCTGGTTCTAAAATGGTTCCAAAAGGATTGGTAAATACATTTATGACAAAACATCTTGGGAAGTATTACGCGACAGGAACTGCTTTAGCGGGAAGAGTTACCGTAGGTACTTTGGGCGAGATGTTGACTGAAGGTTTACAAGCAACGAATTCAGAGTTAACCGTTTCTATGAATTCTCCATTAAGTACATTTGACTTCCACCCAGTTTTAAATGAAGCCGCGATGGCAGCTGTTGTTCCAGGTCCGGTTATACTAGCTGGACAGTCAGTCCGAATGATGGTTGATGATATTAGAAAAACTAATAGAGATAAAACAGAGGGTAGTTATGAGGCTTGGTTTGATGTTGCGAAAAATAAATTAGATATAGCTTATAATAATGGTCAGTTAGAAAGAGGTGAGTATGACAAGGGAATAGATGCAATTCAAAAATCTCGAGAGGTACTTTCAAATACAAATTTAAAAGATGTAAAATCTCCATTACAAAGAGGATTGATAATAGGTAGATTGTTAGATTCGCAAGAACATCAAGGTAAAATTAATGAATTACAAGCTGAAATTAATAAGATAAAAAAAGATGTTGGAGAATCTGCTAAGACAACTAGTATAGATAAAGAAATAGCTTTATTACAAGAAAAAATAAATAGAAACACAGAAGCTGTAATACAAGAAAAAACTGTTGATCACTTTTTGATCAATGCCGAGCGACAAGCTGAATGGCAAAATAGACAATCAGAAGGTTTAAATAAAAATAGATTTACTATAATATTTAAAACAAAAGAAGAAGCTAAGGAATATGTATACAAGAATTATCCAGAACAAGTAAACCATTTTAAAAACATGTTAGATGGGGTTGCTTATGGTACAAATCTCCAAATGAGAGATGAAAATGGAGATCTTATAAGCGCTTATAATTTTGCTATTGAAGAAAATGTTATAGATGGTATTAGGAGTGGTGATTTAATGGCTGGTAATGTTATAAACCACGAACAAGCGCACGACAATCTATCTACTTTTAGCGATGAAGAATTAAAAAGTATACGAGAAATGGTTTCGGCCGAAATGGAGAAATCCAAAGATCCACAGATACAAAGAGCTTTAGTTCTTATGAGAGCTAAATTAAAAACTTATGCTGATAAAAAAGGTGCTAGAAACGAACATGAAGAGTTTTTCACGTCTATGTCAGATGCTTTCCACGCTTTAAAGATGATGGATTTATCTACAGACGGTAGCACAACGCTTTCTTTTATAGGTGAAATATTTTCTAGTTCTTTTGAAGAAAACATTGGTCCTATAGTAGATTGGAAAACTGGATTTAGCGAAATGGGAGTTGTTGATTTTATAAAAGCATATACCACGGAGCAAGTTGTAGAAACTAAAGATCCTATAACTGAACTTAGAGAAGGTGAGGAACCCGGCCTATTTGATGAAAATGTAAAAAAAGGTAATGATGGTATTTATATGCAAGATTCTAGAAGAGTATATCCTCTAGGTAGAACCAATGAAGAAATAAAACAAGCAAACGAAGTATTAGCTAAATTAATTCAAGACCATGAAATGAACCCTCCTTTTAGTGCTGAGATGAGTCCGAATTGGGAAGCAATGAATAAAGGTGAAATGAAAAAATTAGAAGGAGAATTGATTGCTAACAACATGGGTTTAATAAACATGTTCTTAAAACATAAAGCAAATGGTGGTTTGTATTTTGATCCTCAAGCTGGTGATGTTAATTATGATGACTTTGCGGAAGCTGTAATGGGAGCAGTTGGAGATATAATAAATACTTATACTCCATACAATAAAGATACTGGTAAATACCAAGAGTTTTCTTCTTACTTAGGTAGTTTAATGGATAAAAGAATACCAGGTATATGGGATGATCTAATAAAAGAAAAAGAATTTGCAACAGATCCTGATTTTAGGCAAGACGAAGCTGGTAGTGATTATGATGACTTCATGAATGATTTTGAAAACCAAATTATTACTGTAGGTGGTGTTGATACAAATATTGAGGAAGTGACTTCTGAAATGAGAAAAACTCTTGGTATTAAAAAGGACGATCCATTATATAACGAGGTTCTTGATGATGTGATAGAAATAACTATACAAAATTTTAGCGCTTTAAATGAAGAAGGGTTTTTGTTAGACACTCAAGATAGAATAAAAGAAAGATTATTTAAAAAAATAAAAACTAAATTAGGTTCTCCAAAGTCAAAGAAATATATTGATTGGTTGAATGATAATATAGAAAAAATATATAATTTATTACCACAATCTGTATTTAATAAATCTTACGATCAGTTTAATGATATTGTTTCGAAAAGAGCAACTGTTGCTCAATCAGAAGATAAAGATATTGAGTTTCAAAGACGTGTAGTAATAAAAAGCAAAACAGCTGGTAACAGGGTAGCTGTTAAAAAACCTTTTACTGAAGAAATTGGACAGCAATTTATAAAAGCTTTATTAGATCCAAAAGGACAAGGTCTTAAAGGTACACCTGCTTCTAAGCAAGATGGTTTAGTGAATCAACTATCTACCGTTATCGGTGTTGATGCTATTAGTACAGCAATTAATAGCAAAGCATTTCAAGAAGTTCATGGCTCACAACAAGCCGTAATGGGTGTTATCGCTGATAAGATAAATAGAGACATGACTGTTCAATTTTCTAATAGAACAACTGGCGTGAAATATGAGTTGCAAGATCATAATGATTTAGCGAAAGCAAATCAATTAATAAGATCTGTTGAATTATCTGGTATAACTGATCCTGGTCAACTAGAAGATTATGTTAGAGATTTAGGTAAGAACTTAAAAATAAAACAAGATGTTGTTGAATTTGTTATTCATTTAGATTCTAAAGAAATAATTGAGAAAGGCGATGCGATACAATTCAAAGTAGATCTAATTAAATATTTAGAAAAAGAAAATCCAACCTTAGCGGCTTCTTTAAAGGCTGATGGTGCTATAAAAGGTAAGAAAAGAGTACTAGATAAAATAGCTGAAGACGTTACAAAGTTTACTGGTGGGTTAGATCCTGAACTATTAGACGCGGTTGGTTTTGATATATTTGCTTTTCATCGTAGAGCTATGAATCCTGCGGAAACGCAACATGGTCCAAAACGTGGTGATGGAGAAATAGTACAAATACAAAACGCGAAGAATCCACAAGGGAATCAATCTTATGCAAATAAAAATACAACACTATTGTTAAAAGGATGGACGTTTAATCCTAACACAAATATGTTTGTTCATAATAATAATAAACATAAACCTAGCGAAGATCCAGTAAGAGAATACAATGCTAAAACTGTTGCCGCTCCTTATTTTCAAACACTTAAAGATATAAAGACTGCAAACGAACTTAAGAAAAACGACCCTAATTATGCCCCTACTGGAAAATACGAAGATGTTAGAATAATGAACATTGATTATTCTGGAGGTTTGTTTAAGAAAATAGGTAATATACTTAACGATAAAACCATAACGTCACGACAAGCCAGAATAGATAAAATAATTAAATTATATGGTCCAGAAATAGAAGCGGCAAATAAAGCTAACACAGAGTTAGCCACAGATATTAGTGTAAAGCTAATAGAAGCTGTAAAAGATGGTAGTATGAAAGAAAATACGCTTATGCATATTTTACAAAGTCAAACTAATCTAGCGTTTGGATTTAGAGGATTAACCAAACTATCTATGATTTCTGTTTTAGAAGGATCGTATAAAGATGCTGGTAGTAGAGTTTATGGTGAGCATATAAATCCTAATTCTAGTAAAATGTTAGAATTAGCTAAAATAGCTTTGCGTGCTAAAAAAGATCCTGAATACAATTATAGACAAGCTGTTGCTGAATTATTTAGTAATCATGAACAGGTATTATTTCCGTCATCTGACGCTAAAACAATAGACACTTCAAAATTATTAAGTGGTCCAACTAGTACTGCTAGTTTTGATAGATTAAAAGCCTTAACACCAGAACAAAGAAAAAACTTTATTGGTATTAATGGAGAAAGTTATAGAGAAGCATTGGCAAACGCAAGTGCTAGAAAGAATATTGAAGTAGAAACAGCTAAAATAAAGTTTGAAAACGAAAGAAATGAGAAAAAACAAAAAGCTAGACAAAATATATTAGTTGGAGAAGAACAAGGAAGTACTGTGTATGATTTTGATGAAACGCTAGCTTATAGTGAGAATGTTGTAAAAGCTACCAACAAAAAAACTGGTGAAATAATCGAATTGACATCTGAACAATGGAAAGATTGGAGAGGAGGAGATAATTTTGATTATGACTTTACTGATTTTAACTATGTAACAAATGGGAAGCCGGGTCCAATGATACCTGATCTTATAAAAACTATAGATAAACATGGTGTAGATGGTGTATTTATATTGACAGCTAGACATCAAGATTCTGCTATAGCTATGCATGATTTTATTAACGGAGAGTTAGTAAAGCATTATAAAAACAAAGGTGTAGCGATGAAAGATATTCCACAGATTCCTTTAGAAAATTTTACTGGTGTTGGAAATTCTACAGGTGAAGCAAAAGCAAATTGGATACAAGAAAATTTAATTTTAAGTGGTTTTAATAGAATTAAATTTGCCGATGATGCTATGTTTAATATAGATGCTGTGCAGAAAATGTTCGATGAATATCCTCCAGAATTATTAGAAGGCAAGACTATTTTAGTACAAGAATCTTTAAGTGTTGATTTTAATAAGATATTAGAAGCAACAGAAGGTATAGAAGCTGAAAAAGTATTTTCTAGAGCACAAGGAGAGATTAGGGGTAGAACAGCTGGTAATTGGTATGATATTTTATACTCACCATCTGCTTATGACTTTGAGATGTTTACGTATATGTATAGAGGTAAGGGTGAAAAAGGAGAGCAAGACGCCTTATTTTTTAAAGAATATTTATTCAATCCTTATGAGGAAGCGATACAGCAAATAGATAAACAAAAGCAGAAAATTAGAGATGATTTTAAAGCCTTGATAAAAGAGTTACCTCAAGTAAAAAAGAATCTCAAGAAAAATGTAGAAGGAACTAATTATACTTTCGAACAAGCTATTAGAGTTTATACTTGGGCTAAAAATGGAATAGAAATTCCTGGATTATCAAAAAGAGATAAAGAAACTTTAGTTAAAGCTGTGAAAAATGATCAAGAGTTAGTAATGTTTTCTGATAGACTTTCCGCTATCTCAGGACAAGAAGAAGGTTATGTTGCTCCTACTGAATATTGGACTGTAGAAGGCTTATCATATGACTTAACGGAGGCTGTTGGTAAAGTAGGTAGAGCTAAACTTTTGACTAAATGGAAAGAAAATAAAGATCAAATATTTTCAGAAGAAAATAAAAACAAGTTAAGAGCAATATACGGTAATGATCATGTTGAAGCTTTGGAAGATATATTGTATCGTATGGAAACTGGTAGAAATAAAAAAAGACCAGGTAGAATAGAACAGCAATGGAATAATTGGGTTAATAATTCAGTTGGTGCTGTCATGTTTTTCAACATGCGATCAGCGTCACTACAAACGATATCAGCTTTTAACTATATAGATTGGGATAACAATAACGTAGCTAGAGCTGCTATGGCATTTGCCAACCAACCACAATATTGGAAAGATTTTTCTTATATATTTAATTCTGATTATCTTAAAGAAAGAAGAGCTGGTAATAAAAGAACTATTAACGAGGCTGAATTAGCAGCTCATCTAAAAGGCAAAGATAATAAAGCAAAAGCTGCATTAGCATGGTTATTAGAAAAAGGTTTTAAACCAACACAAATTGCGGATAGTTTTGCTATTGCCTCTGGTGGTGCTAGTTTTTATAGAAACCAAATAAAATTTTACGAAAAACAAGGGATGTCTACTAAAGAGGCTGAAGCGCAAGCTTTCATGGATTTTAGAGATAAAACTGAAAAAGGACAACAGTCCTCAAGGGCAGACATGATATCACAGCAACAAGCCGGAGGTTTAGGTAGATTGATATTGGCGTTTAAAAATACACCTATGCAGTATAATAGGTTGATAATAAAAGCTATAGCTGATTTAAAAAATAAACGTGGTGATACTAAAACAAATTTATCTAAAATAGCATATTATGGTGCCGTGCAAAATGTAATATTTAACTCTTTACAAACAGCATTATTTTCTGCCTTAGGAGATGAAGATGAATGGGATAAGAAAACAGAATATATCGCTAATGGAATGATAGATAGTATTTTAGGTGGTATGGGACTTACAGGTTCCGTAGCTATCACTATTAAAAATGGATATTTAGAATATACCAAGCAAAAGAAAAGAGGTTTTCAAGGTGATCAAACTAGAACTATTATACAGTTCGCTAACATGTCACCAACTATTGGTTCTAAACTAAGAAAGCTTTATAGTGGTATTCAAACAGAGCAATTTAATAGAGGTGCAATAGAAGAAATGGGATTCAATATAAATAACCCAGCATTTAACTCATTAGCAAACGTTGTGTCTGCTACCACAAATATACCATTGGATAGGGCAGTTACAAAAATACAAAATATTTTATTAGCTTCTAAAGACGAAACCGAAGCTTCTGATAAAATAGCTTTACTATTAGGTTGG